AACTTGATGCATATGTAGCCATTTGTCAGTCCTCCCTTACGCTGCGTTGTATTGTGCAACAGTGATAGCTTCAGGACGAAGTATCTTTCTGCCGTACAAGTGCATCCCACGAACAATATCAGCAAAGCTATCAGGATCTCGATAGGTTTCTGTTTTATTGATCTGTTCTGCGGTTGCTATAGCTGAGTCGTGACCAGCTACGATTACACCAAAGTTAGTAAGTTGGTTTGCGGTACCTGTTGTACCTGGACCTGTACCAACTGCTGGTAGGTTACTAGAAACGTATACACGGAAGCCGCCTAAATTGCTGACTGCTAAACCATTACGTATACTTCCTGACGCACCGAAATCAGCGTTATGAAGACGTGAATCTTCATCTCGTAGGATTTCCATGAATACTGGGTCAATGACTAACCAACGACCTGCTGTATCAACTTGTTGTTGATCAAGCAAACGAGCCATACGAGATACTACCATAAGAGGTGAAGCAGTCGCTGTGGGTAGTGCAGTTGCACCAGGTAGACGAGCAGCAAGCGGAATCGAGTGCGCTCCTGCGGAACTTGTAGTAATGTTACCAAAAGAACCTTTGTTTAACTTCATACTAGACAACAATTCGTCTGTGCCAGCGGAAGCTACTGCAACAGTACCATTAGTAGTTGCATTTACCGCGTCGGCAGATGAACTAAGTGATGACTGTTTGTAACCTGCTAAATAGCCAAGAACTTCTTGGTCGTAGTTATCAGATAAACGATATGCAGCACGATCAGTTGCAAGTTGCATGAAGTTAACGTGTGAATGAGCTTCTTCAATGTCGTCCATTTTAAAAGCAAAGTAGTTTGCTTTGTCAATTACGAGTGAGAAGTCTTCATCGTCAAGATCTTGCGCTTGAACAGATGTGCCACGGGCGTATGCACTAACTGAAATTTCTGGCTCTTTAATGATTTTTACAGTATCACCTTGTGAACTGATTTCACCGAAGTAGTCAGAGTTAGTTATATCGCCCACAACAGTACTCTTGCGGAAAGCAAGCTGTACTTTTTTTGAATAGATTATAGCACTGAAATTACCATTCGGTAAATTGCCATAACCTGCTGCGGTTGTGAAAGCCATAGTTAAATCCTCCATTAAGATGTTTGGCTTGAGTTAAAGCGTAACACTTCGCGAAGAGGCTGATGTTTTCTAAGGTGCATTAAAACTAACTATGCCTAGTTAGAAGTAACGGGCTTATACTTATCAGGTAGTCTTAGTAAGTAGTATAGGCTTGGGGTTTATAAATAACCTAACTTTAAGAGTAGCTACATATCTGAAGGGTCTTAAAGTTATAGGTTATCTATCTTGTATAGTTATATACAAATAAAACACATTGTCAATAACTAAATTACTTTATCGGGCTGCACCCGAAATATCGTAGAAGTTAGGGTTATCTCTAGATGACTGAAGTATAGCATCTTGATTCTTTTCGTAATCAGCCATAGACATTTTCTCTACCATAGACTCTGTGTATTTAGGTATAGACGTGTCTTGTTCTAGACTAGCTGAATTACGCTTAGATACTACAGCAGATGCAGCTTTTTTAGTGCTAGACTTTCTACCTCTAGTATCCATACCGTTGTCTACTTTATACAAGTCTATAACTCGTACAACAGACATCGGATCATCTGAGTTTTCGTACAAGGCATCTTTAACTACTTTAGGTTGTGCATCTGCCCAGTCGTGAAACGCATCACTAGCTTTTAGTTCATCAAAGTCAGAGTGAACCTTACGTATTTCTGTTTCAGCCTTAGTGCGTTCAGCTTCAGCAGTAATCTCGTCGATACGTTGTAGTCTACCTTCTGCTTGGCTAAACTTCTCTTGCGCTTTCTTCTCAGCTATAGTTTCAACTATTGCAGCTACATCAGGATACTTCTCTGCCCACGCACCTATATCTTCGTCTGACTTAGGTGGTCTTATACCTGCACTAGGATCAGGATTATTAAGCCGTTCTTCTAAAGCTTTAATCCTATTGTCTTGTTCGTTTATGTATTTACGAGCATCCGTGTGTCTTTTCTTGTAAGTCTTTTCTTCTGGGCTAAGGTTTTCTTCTTGTTTAGCTTCTACTGCTACAGGTTCTTCCGTAGTAGCTTCTGTTGGTTCTTCTGTAGCTGTAAGTTTATCTATTTCAGCTTGCTCTTCTTCGATGCGTCGCTTATTAGCATTAGTGTAGTTGCTATCTACAAAACCTGCAGTCTTAGGTTTACTTATTGTATCTAGTTCAGGCATATATGTATTTCCTTTTGTTATATGGGGTCCGTAATTTGACGGAGTAGCCTAGTTGTTATTTTGCCTTATTTGTATTACTGTGTCAACCTTATGTTTTCTTTCTGCGTGAGATAAATGCACCTTTGTTAAACATACCGTAACCACCTGTACCACTAGTACCTTCGTCAGATGAGGGTGCGTCACCAGCATTTTCAGCATCACCTTCATAGCCTGTAAAGCCACCCGTAGCAACGGAATCATCACTATAAGTAGCACTTTCCATATCTGTAAACTCTTTCATTTTAGCTTGTGCTTTTGCTAACCCAGGGTAATTTTTAGCTAAGGTAGATGATACTTTACTTAACATACTACTAAAGGCCTTAAGATCTTTGTCTGACATTTCTGAAAAACTTTTACCTTGTACACCGCCTGGGTTATTAGGATCTTCACCTTCTTCTTCTACTTTTTTCTTTTTTACTGCTTCTGTAGGTGCAGCAACTCCTGCCTCTTCTTGTATGTCTTCAGCAGTTTTAGGTTTCATTAAACCACTAGAATACATACCTAACCCAAAGTCAGGATTAAAAGGGTCAAACGAAGGTTTGTAGTTCTTTGCTACATTTATATAGTCAACTGCACCACCTGGAGCATAACCTTTTACATCACCACCATTCATAAAGCCTATACCTCTAGCGGCTAACTTTTCTTTTATCATCGGGTTTTTCTGGACGGAGTTCATAATACGATCTATTAACATATCTGTATCTTTATCTACATCCATGCCTACCTTCTTAGTAGGTAAACCACCTTCTTCGTTTTCCTTTAAGACTTCATTTAAGCCACCCTCCTGAAAACCTACCGCGCCACCCTCACTAGCTTGTAGTACAGACTCTAACTTCTGCATATCATCTGGTGATAGATCTAAACCATTAGGTTGATCTGGGGTTGGTGCAGCAGATCCAGGTCCAGCAATAGGTTCTCCACCTATGCGACCCTCGTCTGCCATCTGCGCTATTTGTACTTTAGCGTCAGTTCGCAAGTCTTCAAAAAACTTTAAACCGTAGAATCGTAATACATCAGCAGGTACTACATATTCTCCCTCACTCAGCATGGCTGGTACATCATCTCTTACTTCTTCGGGTAGTGATCCCATAGGTACATCATTACCGCTTACTGGGTCTTGTCTCTCTGACTCAGATAGAGCCATTTCCATTTGATCACTTACCGCCATTTATTTCATCCCTTAAATATTTTAATTTACGTAAAGCTGCTATCTCACCTTGACACCTGTATATGTCTGCTTCACCTTGAACTTGCTCCATCTTAACGTGTACTTGATTTATTTTATCATCTAGTGTTTTACCAAAAGCAACCCAGACAGACTTATCGTTTACTATCTTCTTAAGTGCTATTATGTTATCTACGTAACTGTCTGTCATTATCTAGCCATTAGTCCTTTTTTTACTATTTCTTCTTTTATAGGAATAGAAGCTACTTTATTAATTTTCTTTGCTTGTTTTATAACAGGTAAGTTTGGTTTATCCAAAAACTCACTTAATGCCTCTGCAGCTAGTCTAGCAAAACTACCCATTACTGTACATTCCCACTAAAGCCTTGTTCACCTGGAGCTGCAGCACCGCCTATACCTATGTTAGCACCACCACCACCAGACATATCTGCAGGAGACTGTGGACCTTGACCCGTAGGTGCAGCACCAGCAGGGCTAGGTGTAGCAGGTGCGCCACCTTCAGGTCCTGGAGCAGGTTCAGGAGGGGCTGTGAAGCCTTTAAGTATCTCAGCTTGTATTGCTGCGTCAGCTAATGAGTTAGTCACTTTGTCTGGGTCTAAGTCCATACTAATAGCTATCTCACGTATAATGTAATCCATCTTAGCGAATGGAGCAAGTATTGGGTTCTGTGCAACCTGTAGGAACTGCATTAATCGTTGACTACGGACTTCGTTAGCCATTAGTGATTCAGTACCCTGCGCTTTAACGTCTAAGTCACCTTTTATTTCTGGATCATAGTCGAACTGCATATTAAAGTTAAAGAATGCTTTACCTAATGGGTTAATCAAGTAGTCATCTACGTTCTTTATAACAGTTCGTATAGAACCATTAGCTGCAGACATAAGCATAGAAATCCCAGAAGCAGTTCGTCCCACCCCTGATACGCCTGTTTGTCCGTGTGCAAAAGATGGGAAACCAGTACTTTCATCGGCTAATACCCTCGCTTTATCAAACAGTTGCATATTCTCTTGGGCTACATTAGGAAACTTTGTGCCGAAAATAGCTTGACCTGGCGCACCACCCTGCCGTCTAAAGACTTTGCCTGGGTATACACTTAGGTCTTGTCCAGGTACTAAGTTAGTCTCGTCTACTTCTATGATTAAGTTACCTGACAACGCAGAGTTATCAATAGCCATACGCATAAAACCATTCATTAAGGTCTGTGTGTCATCCATATTCTCAGCTATACCTACACCGAAGAAACTATACGGTGATACCTCATACGGTACAGCGTAGTACGGAATGTAAGAAGGTTTGAATGGGTTCATAACTAAACGTAGTACTTCGTTGTTACAAATCCATATGTTTACGTTTAGTTGTTCTGCGTCTTTTAACTCTTTAGGTATATCTATTTCGTGTTCTTCTAGTATTTCTCTATCTACAAAACCCCAGAAC